GAGCAATCGCCTGTTGATGCTGTTCCCGGGCCATATCCGCCTTGAGGGCCGCCGCCCGCAGTTGCCACTCGTGTTCATTGAGTTGGCGCTGTTGCTGCTGGAAGGTGGCCAGGTCGATATCCCCGTTCTCATAGGACTCGACCAGCTTCTTCCTCGCTTCGACCAGTTGATGCGCCCGCTGCTCGAAATCGGCCGGTAACGGGGCGACATAGACCGGCTGGAACGGTTGCTGCGGGGGTTCTTCCGTGGGAGCTTGTGCCGATGGGGCAGGTTCCGCTGGGGCGGATTCCGGTTGGCTTGGTGCGACCGCTTCCGCCTCTTCTTCCTCGTCTTCCTCCTCCGCGATCTCGCGCAGCAGATCCTCCTCACCATCATCCGCGTTCAATGCTTCCCGCTCTTCCTCAGACAGCCAGGCCAGTCCGTCGCCGTCGTCATCCAACAAGGTGTTCGCCATCAGTCATCGTCCTCTTTTGCGTTGCCAGTCACTTGATTCAGTTGTGTCACCTGTTCCTTGGCCAGTTTCCGTACCGCCGCCATCCGTTTCTTGTCCTTCATCAGCTCCTTCGCCCGCATCAGCAGGCACAGATCATCTTCCGCTTGCCAGGCGGGATTGATCTTGATCGCTGTCATCTTCATGGGATTACCTCACACCGTCATTACGCATGGTCTTGATTCCGCGCCGGACACCCGTCAGGGACGAGGGATCTTCCGGCTGATCGGGCATAGGCACCTGGGCTCCTTGCGCCATCAGTTGCTCAGCCTGGGCCTGCTGTGCTGCCTGTTCCTGGGCCATCGCCGCCTGTTGCGCTTGGGCCTGCTGGATCGCCTGGGCCTGGGCCGCCCGTTGCATGGCCGCCTGCTGGATCATGGCTTTCTCTTCCTGCATCACCTGATCCTTGAAGCCAGCCCCGCGCATGATTTCATCCGCCATCACTGCCGCCCCCGGGGCTTGAGCCACCACCTGGGCCGCTTGCAGGGCACTGTACATGGCTTCAAGGCGCTTGTTGATGCTCTCGGCTTGCGCCTTCTCCTGATCCGCCCGCAGTTTGGTGACTTCCGCCTCCAGCTTCGCCACGGTTGCCTGCATCTGCGCCATCATCATCTGCTGTTGCGCCTCCTGCATGGCCGCCTGCTTGGCCATCTGCTGCTGTTCCTCGGGCGTTGGCTCGCTCTCGGGGTCGCGTTGGCCATTCATCTGCCGGATACGCGCCACCAGTTCATCCCGATTCGGGATGTCCGCCATCTCCACCACCAAATCAAGGAGATTCAGCGCCACCTCGGGGTTCATCTGCGCCAAGCGCCCGATGATTTCGAGCAGGCTCTCGAACATGGCAATGCGCAGAGAATCACGATAGTCCTGCATCGACACGACGAAATCCGCCTTACTGGCCGTGATGTCGTTCAGGATCTGCCCGGTCTGCGGGTCCACCTGGTTGACTTCCACGAAACTGGCCGTGCCACGTTCACCCACGATGCGGACGACCTTTTCCTCGGTCATGTATTGCTCGATCAGGCTTAGCTCGATCTCGCCCGCCCACTGCACCGCCCACCGCAAATTGTCATACAACTCGGTCGTGACAACGCTGCCCTGATCCTGCCGGGCCAGGATCGCCTTGCCGGAATCGGCATTCGTCTCCCGTCCCAGGTTTTCGGCTGTCACGCCCCCGCTGTTACGGATCGCCAGGGCATCCCGCTCCATCAGCTTGAGGTGCTGTTCCGCCAGTTGAATGTCCCGATCAATCGTCAGCTCCTTGCCGCGCTCCTTGACGATAATGGCATCGGGCCGGGCGGCCTCTTCGCGCAGTTCCTCCCAATCCTCCACCGCGCCCACTTCCGCGATAATTCGGTTGCTGGACAGAATCCAAAGGGCCTTGCTGCCGCGCTTGTTCAGGCTGTCCTGGCTGTCGCGCATGATCCTGGTGGGCGAATAGGGGGCATTGTCCCGCGCCCGCCGATAGCCCCAGACGGGTACGAACGGGAATCTGCCGTGCTGATACGGGGATTCGCTCTCCCACAACAGGCCCGCGTCACAGAACAGGGCCACTCGCACCTGCATCTGAATGGAGTCATGCACCGAGGCCCCATTCTCTATCGCCCACTGATGGGCTGGATTGGACGGGTCATAGGTCTCGCCCGCCAGGGGGCCAGAACGCAGCACCTGCCGCGCCATGGGCTCCCGATACCAGCACTCGACCAGTTTCACTCTGTCCCGCCGCGTCACGCCCATCGCCCCGGTGTCATAGGGCCGATACTTGCCGACGGTCGCGTAATCTTCCCCGGGCTCCGTCACCCGGGCGCCCATGTACCATGGATCGTCGTCGTCTTCCGCCTCCCCCTGTTCCGGGCCGGAGACTGTCGCCTGCCGAATGATGCTGGCCCGCTCCGGGAACATCGCCTCGGCCACGTCCTGATCGAGCCACTTCCAGCGGAACAGATAGCGGGCATCGGACAGGTCCGCTTCCAGGGCCTGACTGTCATGGAGAATGAAACGCCAGTCCTCGTTTCTGTAGAAAATCGGCTCGTCGGATTCATCCCCGCGGATGCCGATCTCCAGCCAACCCACGCCAGCTTTGACCGCCTTGGCAAATGCCTGGCTACGGTGCTGCGGTTCGCCATTCACGTCGCTCAGGTACTTGAGGAGCTTAGTCTTGACCTCGGCTAGTTCGCCTTCTTCCTTGCGTCTTGGTAGGACTTTATAGTCGATTCGCGTCCGCCGCTCGGTGCCCAACATCCAGTTAATCGTTGGCGCGATCTCGTTGTACACGAGGGGCGCCTGGCCCCGCTCCAACAGCACGTTGGCCTCTTCTTCCGACCACTGAAGGCTGTCGTAATAGTCCGCGTCGATGGCCATCTGATAGCGGTTGGCTGCCTGGCGTCGCTGTTCCTGTTCCAGCCACTCGCGCAGCCGGGACAACTTGGCCTCCATCGCCGGGCTATCTAACTTGGATTTCTTTCGGGCCGGGGCCTCGGGCTTTGGCTTGGTGCCGCCCATGCGGGCAGGATCATCAAACGGGCTCTCGCCGCGGCTGGGGCTGATTTCATCGCGTACCATGGTTCACCTCCCCCTCGTGGACGACATGCTCAACTACGGTGCGCTCGCCGTCCTTGATCGTCAGCTCGCCTACAACCGGGCCGGCCTGGGTGCGCTCGCGCTCCAGGTCCACCGGCTCTGGCGGCATGGCCACCAGGTCAGGTGCCGCTTCCACAATCGCGTCAATGATGCGATGCAGCACGGACATCTCCGGGGCCAATTGCAGGCACCGGGCCGCCTCTGTCGCGCCCTGGAGGGCACGCATGTAATGGGGATGCCCATCGGATCGCACATACTCATGCAGCACCGCCAGGGGGATGACAAAGGGCACCGCTCGCCGGGTCCCCGTCTGATGGACGGGGAACAAGACCATGGCTGGCTCCCCGTTGATCCAATGCAGGGCTACGGCGACATCGCCCTTGCGATACACCCGCCACGCCCGCTCGCCGCCTACGACAATACCCATTGATTGATCCTCTGCTGATAGATGCCGCATCTTCGCCTAGCGATTAGCATCCTGGGCGGGATGGAATAGGTCGGGTTGGCGCTTCCCCAGGCAATGGGGGCTGAACCATACGGTTTCGCGGTGACGGTTGGTACGGCCGGTTTTTTCACCCTGGGAGCCATAGCCCCCACAGGCCTTCCAGCGCAGCGCGGGCCAGGTATCCGGCATGTCATGCTCGCCGTCATAGCCACACAAGGCGATGCGCAGGCGGGGATCATCGCCATGGGCGATGGCCCATTCACGGACCTGGTGGGCAACCTGGGTGCTGTCGATAGCATAAAGGTCGTCTGAGCGGGTGGCGGTGTCGGCATATGGGAGCAATGGTCCTCTTGCCACCAAACCACGGGAATGGTGCTTGTAGAATTGACGGCTCACTCACACCGACCTCCACGTACCAGACCGCTTGGGCCTTCTATACCCATCTCCCCCCGGACGCCAGCCTTGCGCCCACTGCCGCAGGGCATCGGCGTAATTGCTGTACTGATCGTGGAGCGGGGTCGGCTTGAAGGCCTGGAGCTTCTCGCTCCATTCCTTCCTGTACCGCTCCAGTGCCGTCAGGCCCTCGTGACAGTTCACGGCGTCGAACCACACGGGGCCATTGAGTTTCAACCGGGTCTCGTCAATGCCTGTCAGGACATTCTCCACCCGCGGTACCACCTCAAATCGATGCCCTGGGAGTAGATCCCGCAACAGTTCAACGGTACTGCGCCCTGTCTGGAGCGATTTGTTCTCCGCGTCATGTGGCAGATAGTGCCTGTCATAGAGCCACCCGCGATCCATCAGATACCGGGCATAGTGCTCCAGCGATTCGCCCGCGTTCTGATATGACATTAGGAATCGCGTCTCGCCCGCGATGTACTGAAAAAACCAGATCGCCGTCGTGTCGTTGTACCCCAGGTCCCAGGCCGTAGAGACAGGGACGCCCGCTTGATAGGGGATGTCTTTCACCCGCCCCGCTTCCCGCAGGCCAATGATCTGATCGGCGTAATAGGCCCCTTCCGCCGTTCGTAGGGGCTCACCGAGCCAGATGTTGCGATACTCCGCGGGCGGCCTGGTCTTTTCGCAATGCGCCCGTTCGGCTTCCAGGACGTCGCTAAACCAGGGATTGTCGTGATAGTTGACTTGGCATACCCAAGTATCCGGCGGGGGAGAGACGACAAATCGCACATAAGTCTCCCCGGTAATCAGATCCGGGTTCATGGTCACCCAAATCTGAGAGCCAGCTTTGCGGATGGTGGGGGTCAGAATGTCCCAACTGCGTTTCGAGACTGTCTGTCCTTCCTCCACCCACACCCGGTCATAGCCCTCATACGATTTCACGGATTCAGTGGTATGCGAAGCCAGGCCCGCGAAAGCGAATTTCGCCCCGTTGGCTCCCCGGATCTCGGTATCCAGCACTCGATAAAAGCCACCCAGCCCTAATGACTGAATCTGATCCGCTAAGAGCTGGTGAACGGACTCCTTGATGCTGCGCTGGATCTCCCGACAGCACAGGACGCGCATACCGCCAGGCGTCTGGGAGGCTTGGATCAATAGAGCCCTTGCCGCCGCCCATGACTTGCCCGAGCCGCGGCCACCGTGCAAGATTTTGTAACGCCAATTCTCGAACAGACCCGCCAGCTTGGCCCCGAATTGAACATCGACCTTGGGCTGCTCCTGGCTCATACCCAGCGCCTCGATAACCACGAGGCAGCTAAAGCCGCTACATCTTGCTCAGCAACCGCTCGCCGCTCTGACTCATCACGCGCCACGCGACGGATGACCTTACGCCCCGTCCATCTATACAGTTTCGCCCGATAGGCCCTGCCGCCGCGATCCCGGCGCCAGTGTTCGCCCGCTTGTTCCACCAAACCGCCCAAAGCCAACCAACTCACAGCGGCACGCACCCGGCACTCCCGCGCACAAGCCAACCAGGCCAGCCCCAGGGTGCTGATCGCCACGCCCTCGGGTAGCTCGCGGAAGGCGTCCAGGACCTTCTGCCGGTCGATGGTCTTGTCAGTCATCGCCTTGGCCCTGGGGATGCACAAAACTAACTTGAATCACTGGCAAAGGGGTTCCACCAGGGCCGCTTATCTCTGCACGATCTTTGAAGATGCCAAGTGACCGGCCCTGCATCTCCAATACCTTGGCCAGGGCCTGGAGGTTTGACTCGTGGTATTCCTCCACATCGAGCACCCGGGATTCAATCTCGACATCCTCATCGACGATCTTGCGCTTGCGCTTACCCGTGTCCACGGTTCGGACTTGAGGCAGCTCACCGGCGGCAATCGCCAGTAGCCGTTCCAATTTTGCCTCCCAGGCCCGAATAGGCTCTTTCAGTCGAGTCTCGATTGCTACTGAGCGTTCATAGTCAATTTGTGCCTGAACGGCCGGAATCAAATTCCAGTTCCGCGCCGTCGCAGTCGCGGCGTTAATCTCACGCTGGGTAAACCGATCAATCTCTTCGTCAGTGAGCCCATCTGCCATACATTTGCAGCGCCAATCCGCGCAAGTCGATGGCATTCGCCCGCGCATCGTCGCATAGGCAAACTGCCGCTTAGTGATGCGCAACGGCTGGGCAACTAAGTCATTCATAGGCAGAATCTATCGTCAACAACCTCAAGATAGGCTAAATCTATCAATACCGCAAATCCACCTGAATCTGAGTTTTTATATTACAAAGACTTAACTTTTTTTCATCAAAAAGCTTGACACACTAGCGTTAGTGTGTAGACTTTAAGTCAAGAGGAAGGCGCAAGGGGCGCTGACCAAGAGGGGAGAAGAAGAGATGAAACTTATCACCGCAATCACTGAAGCCAGCCGCCTAGCCTACGAAGAAGACGAAAACCAAGTCGTCGGCCAAATTCCCGGCGACGGCTGGGCCATCGCAACCAAGGAAGATGTCGGCCGCCAGTGCCGGATGACCAAAGAACCTGTCTTCATCGTCACCGGAACAGGGCTTAGTGCCGCTGAAGTCATGGACACAATGGAGCGGGCCGGTATTGACGGAGATCAAGACTGGCAAAACGAAACCACAACCTACGTCTTCGATGAATGCGTCTTCAAAGTAAACGGGCCATCGGTCGAAGTAGACGAGATCGCATTCTGAACTATAACCACCCCAGCCACGGACGGCCCATGAGGAGAAAGATCATGAACTACTCCGCTTATGCCGCCACCCAAGCCAAGGCAACCCGCAAATCCTGGAACCGTCAATATCAGCAAGCCACTTTAGCCAAACGAGTTTTTCAGAATGGCGATCAGACGTTTAACCTGATCTGTTTGAAAGACTGGATACGGGAAGGGCTTTACACGGTGACCTGCGGAACGACCCGCTACGCAAAAATCGGGCCACTTTCGCGGGCGAGGACCATTTGCAAGAAGCAGAGGACAGGGCTACGCAGTGTGCCGCGCTGATCGAAAGCGGCGCTGACGAGACCGAAGTCAACAACTTCATCGCTGACTACAACTAACCCGAGGAGAGCAATCATGAACAAAACCGCCGCCATCAGTGCCGCCCGCAAATCCGTTTACGTCGCCCCCCGGGGGAAAGGCTATGTCGTCGTCGGTCCCTGGCGCGATAAAGACATCAATGGTCCCATCACTGAACAGCCGGCAAATGACTGGTGGGATGCCAAGCGCAAGCGCACCGAATGGGCCGCCCGCGTTGCCCTGACCCTGATGGGCTGGGATAACATAGAGGCTTACTCGATGAGTTATGACCAGGATGGGAGTGTGGATGAAATCGTGAACCGCGCCCTGATGGCCAGGGGCTAGAAGAATCACCCCATGCCCACAGTCACCATAAAGCCCTACACCCTCGGGGGCGCACTATCCAGGATGCGCCCCTATGAGATGTACACCTGCGCCGTGTGCAAGCGCACATTCATCGCCCGTGACAAAAGGGCAAAATTTTGCAGCAACCGTTGCCGGCAGGCTGACAAGTACAAAAGAGTGAAAGCCGCCATGAAAGAACTGGAAACCAAAGTTAAAGCGGCCAAAAAAGTCTTTCTCTCAAAAACAGCCACCGACGAGCAAAAAGACGAGGCCCTGCATTTCCTGAGCACCGTCCTGGACGAAGACGAGTTTTGTCAAATCGCCGTCAAGGGTGGACTCAACAATTTCCGCTAGGCTATAATCCGCCCAACACGGCCCCTCTCGCCGCCTAGCTGTAACTGGCGGTGCTGAGGGGTTTTTATCCCAGTCCCCGGGCGAGTACCCGCCGCACCGTATCATCCGAGCACCCCACCACTTCCCCGATCTTCCTGGGGCTAAGCCCCCGCGCCACTGCCTGCCGGATTGAGTCCATCCGCTCGATTGGATCTACCGCACGCACATAGACCGATCCCCCTCCCCAACGTACACGCTGACCTCGTATCACACGTCTGACTATCGACTCGTCCAACCCGGATGAAATAAGGGCCTGGCACGTGTCGCTCAGAACATCCATGGTTAAATCAGCCGGCCAAAATAGGCGATCAGCGAAGCATCCGCCCGTCCCACATCTGTTTTACGCAAGAAATCCCTAGCACGCTCTGGCCAAAGCCTAAGTGCAAGTTGTCGCGCCTCGTCTTTCTCTTGTCCTATCAACTTGGCCGCCCGTTTCCAGGATGCCGGATGCACTAGCCTATGCCGTACCCCAAGGGCTGCCAGTACACCCAGCACGACGCCAAAGCTCTGGCCGAAATTGAACATACTCGTCACCCCCTGGCCAGGCATAGCGTTCACTCGCTCGATAATACCCTCTAGCCGTTCTCCTGCCTCGTCGCTGGCCGAAATGTATTCACGGATGATATTCGCCAGCAGTGAAGCATCTACTGCCCGCTTGCCATTTCCACCAATCGTAGTAGGCATATCCGCCAGATTGACGATACGCTCGCCATCATGCGATAGCAGCACCATGGCCCCGCTTAGTCCTGGATCTATGCCGAGAATCATGCAACCACCCTCGCGTCCCGCAATTCAGCATCCTGCACCAGTCTCCACAATCCAGCCGATTCCAGTTCTGCCCGATGATGCTCGATATAGGAGCGGCGATCCGCCTGGCTAATCGTTCCGACGGGAGATTCAGTCTTCACCGGATCATCAACCGGGAGTAGGCGTTTGAGCAATGCTAGATCGGACAATACACGCTCACGGCTCACTGGTTGAGACGGTGGGCTAGGAAGATACAGGGCATGTATTCCTCTTCTACCAGCACCTTCATCGCTCTCCAAGGCCAGCTTACGAAAAGCCCGCGGTCCAGGCGGCCAGGCATCCTGTCCGACAGACATAGATTCCAAGGCACGACGTATCTGATCATTGCTCAAGTCGTGCACCTTGGCCCACCACTCGATTTTGACTCCTGCCATGGCTTCTGGCGTCTTGAATTGGGATGACCATCGCGGCCCGTACTCGGTCTGCATCGTCCGAAACAGTTTCGCCAGTAACGGTTCGTTCAGCGGGGGAAGATGCGTATCCGATGAGGTCTGCGATGGGTGTGTTGTTGAGCCGCTCGAAACACTCGGCAGCAGATTCCCGACGGATTGCATTTTTGTTACCTCCCGAAGATTGTTCTCTTCTAACCCAATTGCGCCACGTCGCTCGCCAATCAGTTTTTAGCCCCATGGCTCCCGGCTTGGCGATCCAGTAATCTCGGAACAATGCCCATACCCAATCCGGGTCTAAGTCGGGCCTTTCCTTCAGCGCCCACCCCCTCCAGTCGTCTGGTAGCTTAGCGAGCGTCAGGCGCGCACCGCGCGCGTCACCCCCCCCTGCACCCCCCCTACTACTCTCACTGTATGTACTACTACTATCCTTTCCTTTCCATTCCCTTCCCTTCCTTTCCCGCGTGAGTGCTCCATGAGCAATCAGTGAGTCCTCAGTGAGTGACGTATTTGGTGTGTCTTGGCTGAATATTTGTCCGGTTTCAGGCGCCACAGCCGGCGAACGCGCCGGTCCTCGTGTGGCCTCGCCAGCCGGCGAACGCACCGGTCCTCGTGGCGAATGGTCCTCTTTCTGGCCTGCCCCGGAATTCGGCGGCTCGCCCATGGGCGAGGGTGGCGGCTTGGGGTACTTCGAGACCGAGGGCCGGTTGATGACCTGATTACGTGTCCAGCCGGTGACATACCACCAGGACGCATCCTCGGATGAGTATTCAATGAGCAATCCCTGAGTGATCAACTCACGGATCAGTCCATCCACCTGAGCCACGGTAATGTCATCCGCAGGAAACACCCTTGCCTTAAGCACTCGTGCCGAGGCTGGGTGAACACCGTTGTCGTCGCAGAAATTCCATAAGCCGATGAAGAGCAGGCGGGCCGGTAAGGATAGGTCCAAAATTTGCTCAGAGGTCCAGAACTCTGGCTTGATGGTTCTTATCCTGGCCATGAAGTTAATCCTTGATATTCTTCTACGGTTGGTTGCTGTTCATGAAATGCGTTATAGACATCAATCACTTGTTCAACGTCTGCCAGTTTTTTTAATTTATTTGCTGACCAATACACCATCCCCGATTTCCCATGTCCAATACATCCATTTCTATCACGATCAAGCGCCGGCGATCGGTGGTTTTCAACGGCAACCAGCTCAAACAGTTCTCCACCGAATAATCCGGTAGGACATTTTACTGGACATCCGTTATCAATATCCGATTTGCTTGGCGTACTATTGCGATGGAAAAACAATAACCAAACAGGAAGTAGAGTTTGTTTTGAAACATGAAGATAATCCTTGTAATGCCTCAAGTCTATCCCTGTCGTCCATTGTTGTGTCAGTCTGTGCCACGTAAACACGGATTTATGTTTAGATTCTATCCATTGAACTTTTCCATGATTAAAAACCAGCAAATCAGGTGCAACCAATGATTGCTCTGCCGTGAAAAGTTGAGGCCCTTTTCCGCTATTGATTTCAACTTCATACGCTGGCATAACAGCATTACCTCTGGCTTTAAGCCAGGTTGCAATCAATCCCTCGGCGGTTTTTCCAAAATTTAGATTTTCATCAAATCCCATCAAAGCACCTCAACTATAAAACCTATACGTGCAAATTCACGGGAAAAACAGGCCACATCCTTGCCAAAATAAAAAAAAGCCTGTCCTTGCGTCGGTGACGCCTTTTTCCCTTCAGGGCTTAAAAAGCCAATACGTCCCCTGGTAAAGCAAATGGCTGAACAAGCATTAGCCATGCGATGAAACCAGCCAGTATCGGTATAGTTATGAGTCAGGGCAATGGCTGCTTCCAGGTTGCCACTCTCCCACTCACTGGTTAGTTTTTCGGAAAATTGGGCAATAGCTGGCTGCGAATACGGTGGGTTTAAGTAGACACGCCCTACCCACTTACGAGACAGACCATCATCGTCAATGGTAAAAATCTTTTCAGCGCAAACCATTTCATTGGCTAACGGCGATGAAGCAGGATCTAAATCAATCGTACCCAGCACCGCACGAGCAGCTTCAATATATTCCGCTGGGGTATACCACTCATTCTCCCCGGTTCCTTTCGCCCGGTGATTGTGGGCGATGGCAGGTGCTTCCTTAGGATTCTCGGCGGCATATTGCTGGGTTTCCGGTGGCGCGGTGACCAGCTTGGCGGCGGTGCTGATGGCGATGTCGCCTTTGTCCATCGCCTCGATTAGTTCTGGGATGGCTTCCTCAGTGACTTTGCGGGCTTGGCGGTAGGTTTCTGGATTGCCGAATCCAGCTTTTTCAGCGGCGATCTCTCGGCTCTTCCGGCCCTCTAATTGTGCAAGATTTTGCACATTTTCAGCCTCAATCAGCTCCCCCTGTCCTATATCCGCCTTTGGCCTGCCACGCCGCTCTATGGCCTTAAGTTCCTCCTCAATGGCCTTGGCAATCGCCACGCGCTCACTGGGGGTGAAGTCTTTGCGGATCTCGTTTTCCGCGTGCTCCGCCTGAAGCAGGGAATCCACATGGACGATACGCGCTGGGATGGTTTCTCTTCCCAGCAATTCAAAAGCCCGATAGCGCCGCTCACCAAAGACCAGACGATAGTTCTGATCAATGCCGATGGGCTGTAGCAGGCCAATCTGTTTAATGCTATCCGCCAGCAGGTCGATGGCTCCCAGGTCCTTCCTGGCCCGATCTTTAATCTTGATGAGATTGAGCCTGACATCCATAATGTGTGTCGTCATGATCGTTCTCCTACGCAATTATAGTTATGGCTGAGTTACAGTCATTATGGCTTACCTCCACCAGCCGGAAATCCACCTCCGCCTCCCGTATCGTCCAGGCATGCTCGGCTAGGATGACAGATCCGGCAGGGGCTTCCTGGCCCGGGAGGATGACCCAGCAATCCCGCTCTTCCCATTCGTTCGCTGGCCTGGCCCATAGGCGCCTACCGGCCAGATGGGCGTACCAGTAACCGGGCGGACAGCCGGGGTCAATTTCGATGAGGGTTGCAAGCATGGTTATGCGGCCTCTAGCTCAATCTTTGCTTGATACGGGCCTATTCCAGACGCATGGCTTTTGATCGCATCAACCACCTCACGGAGCATATGGTCGTACCGGCTGATTCCTGACCCATCGATTGAGTCCGCTAGTTCCATCCAATTGTTCAGGCGATTTACTTCATTGATGCGCCCGACATGAATCCACTTGCCAAGCATTCGCGCACACTTCGCTGCTTGGAAGGCTTCCGGGGCGATCTTAAATTTATCGGTCCCACCGATGAATACAGCATCAATCTTATCCCACGGGATTTCGACATCCCCAATCCCATCCTGCAATACTAGCGCACGCGGCAATCCATTCGTATGCCTCTCAAATAAGTTGAATAGATCCATAGTCCGCCGGGCTGATCCAACCACATCCGGCAGACAGACAAAGACCGGGCGCACCGTTTCCGCCTCATTGAGGAGTCGATTCCAGTTTTTTGGCAGATCGCCACTGAAACAGCCATTATCCAGGGCATACGGGAATACGCCCTCAATCGCATAACTGGTAAGCGGAGTTCTAAGTTGCCAAAAGTTGAAATCGAAACGCTGGCGTTTCTCCCTGATCATCGCCGGGCTATTGTCCAGCATGATCTCAACGGCATTGGTACTACGATCCCTCTGCCGCCAAGGAAAAACAGACTTATCTACCACGGGCATTCTCCCGCGCCACTCGCCGCGCTTCCTTCGCTACCCGGAACACGCACTCGACATGCCGTTTCACAGCATCGCGCCATTCCGCCTGGCATTCCTTGAGCCGTGCTGCGCGGATCTCCCGGGTGTTCCCGCGTTCGACGTAAGCCGTCCAGTCCCAGCAGCACCATTTTTCAACCTCCAGTCTGTATTCCGGTTCTTCCGCCATGCCATAACCGATATTGCCGATGTAACCACATGGCAGCGATAGCCCCAATGGCGCCACCCGTGCCAATCCAGGGCCAGCTATCCCAGCCATTGAGCACGATGGCCCCGATGATAGCGATCTCACCAGCGGCGATCAGGTAGGACGTAATGGCCGCGGCGAAATAGTGTCCATGAATGACATTCTGGCTTTGAATCGCCCTCCCGAAGACCAGGAGGGCGGTAGCCGTTAGGGCGATGAATTGGCTAGTCATGTATTCAGTGCATCGAATATCGACATCTGCTGGCCATCATTGGCGGCAGCGGCAATATGCTGGCAAGCGGACTGATAATAGGATGCGTTCAGTTCACTGCCAATAAACTTGCGTCCTAGCTTGATGGCAGATACCCCCTCTGAACCAATACCGGCAAATGGACTCCACACCACTTCACCCTGATTCGTCCAGAGTGCAATGGCACGGGATGAGATATTGAGCGGCATTGGGCAAAGATGCTTTTCCGCGTTTTCATCCCGGGCCTGGCGGACATTTAACACATCCGTTGCGCGTAGATCGGCATCGCCACCCCCGGACCTTCCGCCTTCCGTTTTTGCGTAATAGTCGCCGTTGGTATCAACAATCTCAATTGGTCCCGCGTAATTCCATACTGCCGCGGATGCCGGCCAAACCGGCGATGCCAATTCCTGCCATACCGGCAATGGAAAGCTAGATTGAGGATGGATGATATTGATCTCTAATGATTTCTCCTCATCATTCCGTGGCCACTTGCGGAAAACAAGGAGATATTCCGGCATGCCAACGCGGCAAATACTGGCATTACCACGGAAGGATTTATATAGCAGACCATGCGCATTCGTTTTTGACCGTTCCAGGACGGGATCACGCCAGATGGTTATTCGGCATTGCAGTTTCCATTTTTCTTCCAGGTGCAGACGAATAACCTCATCGGAAAATGGACGGATTCCGCTTGAGCCATCCTCCGAGCTTCCCTGGTAATACACCAAGTCCTTGACATGCACGGCGGACAGACGGCCAGGCCTGGTTACCCTAAATTTCTCAGCGATCAGGAAACGGTATTGCTCAAAAAAGTGGCCATCGCCATCTGTATTACCCATATCGGCCTCTGAATCATTATAGAGATACAGATTAGAGTAGGGCGGGCTATAGCAAGAGAAATCTACTGAATTATCAGGAAATTCTGAAGCCAAGGCTACACAGTCGGCATGATAGATGGCATAGCGGTCAGCGATTAACTGAGCCATTACTTTTTTATTCATCATGCCGCCCTCTTCGCCTTAACCCAGGACGGAAGCCTGACCGCTTGCGTCGGGTTATAGGCCAGTTTGGTTTCATACGCTTGTACGGCCCGGCGCATGGCGGAATTCATCGCGGATTTCATCGCCTCGTGGTCTCGCGCCTTGCGTTGAATGGTATTCCATACCACGCTCTCGGTATCCGCCATGACGACATGGACGTTTACCGGGCGCTTTTGCCCAAATCGCCAAAAACGGCGCACGGCCTGATAAAAAGACTCGTAAGAATATGAAATCCCGACAAAGGCACAACGGGCGCAGTGCTGGAGATTTAGTCCAAATCCAGCGATAGACGGCTTAGTTATCAAGACCCGTTCATTCCCGCTGACAAACGCATTAAGCCGATCCTCCTTCATGTCAAGTGACATCGACCCGCGGACTTCGACGCCTTGTGGAATTCGTTTCGTCAGCTCATCCGCTTCATAATCCGTATCGCACCAGATGACCCATGGCTCATTTGGTTCATTCGATACAATCTCAGCGATCCGTTCCGCGCGGTACGAAACCGTCCGACGTTTCTCGGCATGAATCTTGGTTGATGAGGTATCGACATAGCGGAACAATTCGCCTGGCTTAGTGCCATCCGTAATATCGACCCCGACATAGTGCATTTCGTAATTCAGCTTGGGGAGAATAAACCCATCATCGGAATAACCCAAGTCCGATGGGTGGGACGCCATCCGCGCCCATGAAGCCACCCAGGACCAAAAGTCATCCACTCCATATTTCTTCAAGCGGTAGCGGCCCATCTCGGATTGATCCGCGATGAACCAGCGGGCCAACATCTCATTGGATGGCATCGCCCCGAGAAAAGCACTATGTTGACCCAGTTCCATGTGGTCATTTGGCGCTGGCGTTGCGGTTTCTGCCAGCCGATATTTTATCTTTTCCCCGAATTCTATTAGGCTGCGCGATGTTTTCCCGGTGAATGCTTTTAACAGGCTCGATTCATCCAGGACCAGCCCGCCGAGATTATCGGGGGAAAACAGGTGCAACCGTTCGTAATTCGTAATCCAGATTCCAGTCCCGGTCATCGCGTCAGGATGCCGAATGTACTTCGCTTCCAGACCGAATCGCTTCGCTTCGCGCTCGTGCTGTTGGCCAACCGCCAGAGGGGCCAGGATCAGGACGGATTTTCCGGTATGCTCACGAATAACACGCGCCCATTCCAGGCCGATGAATGCCTTGCCAAGGCCGGTATCAAGAAATGCCGCGCCACAGCCGGCTCGCAAGAGGAAATCCGTTACATCCGCCTGAAACGGAAACAGGTCGGGATGCAACTCTGAAACCCTCGATAGCCCCCGCGTTTTGACCGTCCGCTTTTTCTCCCGTAGGAATTGGTAATACTTCGCCAATTCGGGAGGATCTTGTATGATAGATAGCGTCATGACATGCACTCCTCATCAGTGCGGTTGTGATAGCCGGGGCGGAACGTCACTTCCGCCCCGGCCCCTTAGAATTTCCGAGCATTTCTTGACCCGCGCCCATTCCTCCGCCGTCAGATAATCCACGGCCAGGTCCAGCAGGCGAAGTCCTTGGGAGAAATGCGGGTCCCATATCTCTCCTCTTTTCAGCCGATTGATGGTCTTCTCCGACATGCCGGCCTCGGCTCCAATGTGAGCCAACCGACGGTAGCTTTGCAGGATCGGGAGGAGGGTGGCCCAGTCCACTACGCGGGGATGATTCGGGCGCCCGTTCATGGCTTGCGGTAATAGACGTTGATCAAAACCATCACCAGGATAGCGATGCCGACGGCCCCGGCCACTTCCAAAAAGGCGCGTACCGCTTCCATTAGACGGACGATCCTCGCCGCCGCCTCAAATCCTGCACCGTTTTATAGGCCGGCTGAATCCGGTCTTCCGCCACATCCCCATTTGAAACGTGGAAAATGATCAGTTCCTCCTGACAATTGATCATCGCCAGGTTGAAATCTGTAACCGATTGTTCCGTCTTCCGTGGCTGCGTATCCGCCACTGGCCACCATTTATCGACAATCTCGATCGCTTGACGACTAGGCTGCATTCGGATATCCCCAGATATTTCGTTTCAGGCCCGGCGATACCGGGAGACTGGATAGCACCTCAAAGGCGTGTTTTGCCTCATTTTCCGCCACTGCCATTCCCTCACGGCAGAAAGGGCACCGCTTAACCTTTCCGTGTTTAATGTCGTTTAACCTTTCTCTGTCCACGATCTCCTCGCGCCCGCAGCATGTCCAGCGGATTAGATCCAGGGTCCCGTGCGCTCGCAAATAGATTGCCGCCCCCAATCTTGTATTCGGCGCATAGATCAATTTCCTACTCATCCCCGTCACTCCCAGAAATTCCCCGGCACCCCAGACGACGGGCGGCTACAGTCAAGACATGGGACCGCCCGAGGATGGTCTCCTCCAGGTAGCGAGCTGCCAGGACGGATATCGGGAGCTGTTCGACTTCTGCCAGCAGATGCAGC